TCAGAACCAAGATCTGATGTCGAAGCTTCCTTCGCGGAATTGGGATAGAATTTGCCGAATGTCAGAGGCCCCAAATACCTTGATCCCCTCTTTGCTAGCGTTGTCCTTGATTTGAAGCAGTTCCTCACCTAAAAAGAAGAAAGCGGCTACTACGCGGTTCACTCTTCGTTCTAGAAGACCCTCGCTGAATTTCTTTTTCAAATCTCGTAAGGCAATAATATCTTCTGTCTTCGGTGGCTTCAGTGAGCAATTCCCAAGAACAAAGATCCGTTCTAGCTCATGATAGGCTAGGATGTCGGCACTCCCGATCTCCACTTTCGTCTCTGGCTCGCGAAGAGTTTCTCTTTCATCCATCTTGACCGACGTGAAACCAAGGAAATTCAACAACCAGCCGACCGAACGCGCGAAGACTTCCTGAGGTTCGATTATCCTGTTCTTTTTCTTGACCTTCAGTTTGTCAGCTCGTAATAGCAAGTCTTCGAATTCGAAGTCATCTTTGAATTCGGAGAAGATGTCGAACAAAGGTTTAACTTTCAGCAATCCTGTCGTATAGTATCTTTTGATCGACCCCGAGACGTCAAAAACTTCGATGTCGCCTGCGACAAGTCTAATGTCCAATTCATCGTTGAGTCGAATCTCGGGAAGCTCCAAGCCACTTTCAATTTTCCTGAAATCCGTACGCGATTCGATTCCTTGATCTGGATTGAGAGATATCTGTCTTTTGAATTTGACTTCTTGCATTTCCGGTCTCTGTCTTCCGTTTTCTTGAACAATAACATTGAGCACGCAATTCCGAAGATTCTTGTGAATCTCTGTGGTAATAGAAAGTAAACGCCTATTCGGATCGAGTTTTTCTATTGAAAGCCGCGCCAGTGCTGGAGCTAGTACTATCACATCGACAGTCATTCCGCCCGCATATCTAGCGCCAAGCAGTGCATTAATCGCTTGATAGATACTGCGGAAGCCTGCTTTTCTCGCATCTGATTCAACTAATCTCAAAACTTGTTGCGGATCTCTATTAGTAGTCGAGTAAGCTTCAAGCACATTCCACTCGTTCTTGCACACCGCATAGGAGGAGTAACAACTCAGATTCCCACTAAGCGCGTCTAAGTCCTTCTTATCGTCTAGAACTACAGTCAGGTCGCCGACCTTGATCTCACCCTGCAGAAACCAATCCTTGAGACGCGTCCACTCATTAATATCAAGAGTCTCGTGGACCACTTTGAATTTCTCCGTACTAATTTTGCCTAAGTTTGTTGCTAGACCAGCTTGTTTCTCTTCCGTTGTCTGTCTTGTTTCGTGAGCAAAGCGAATGACTGTGAGAATATTACGCCAGCGGCCTTCTTCAGTTATACACGCAGTACGAATGTCGATCGACTTGTAAACTGGCATCATACATTGAATCATATCGCCGAGCCGTACATTTGTCAAGTTCTCTCAATTGCTTTCGCTCTGACACATTCTTAAAAACTATGCGGGAGGATTAGCTCTGCACCATTCACGAGAGGTATGCGAAAAGGAACTAGTCAATAAGTAGCTTACGCCGATTCCACCGGACCTTGGGCGTTCAAACCCCTCCTATTTTCGCGTATTGCCTAAGTAGTGTTCCTTGGAGTCACCTAAGAAACCAATCTTCATCAATTCTTGATATTAATTCAATCGCAGCTTTGAAAGCGTCTTTACCTTGTTGGGGATTTGTCTGATAGCCTTTGTGGATAACTCTATCCCGAACTTCTTTCGTATTTTTCTGCCATGCTGCATATTGGCTGGGGAATTGTGTTCCGAGACTTTGACCTGTTGCCTCAGCATACCAGATGGAAACTTTTTCCTCTATGGTACGCCTTAGAAGCCGAGCCATAGTGTTTGGTCTGAGTCGGACCTTATTCCTAAGGAACTCATCAACAAACAATTCAAAAGCCAACTCAGAGGTGACGACTTCCATGTTTGAATCCTTTTGCAATTCGTAACTCTTGGAATCAGCGAGCGCCTGTTTCCAAGGAACAGCACGGTAGCCTTCAGATTCCCCAAATGCAGTCCAGTTTACCATTGCTGATGTTGGTGGTTCACCCGGCAATGTTGAACTTAGTATGTTGAAACCCTTCGCAGTAGTATGTGTAGGCTCTAGGATTACCGGCCTCGATCCAAGGGGTGTCAGAAAGATCTTGAACACTTTTGCCGGAGTTGTGGCAAAATTGACTGCCGCAATTTGACCGGTTTGAATGTTAGTCGTACCGACTTCGATCCAAGAACTCTTGATAATATATGCCGCAAAAATATTCTCTGAGCAGAAATGGTTTAGAATTCCTTGCGATACACTAAACTGATTTTTGCACGACTGACAAGTCAGAGTTTGAGCCCGGACGGGAGCTGGCAATAAACCTGAATCTATCGACCACGACTGCTTGCATCTGTCACACTCTACATACAGCAAAAGACGCGGAGAGATTGACATTGTTGCTTCAGTTCCACAATTCTCGCGGCGCATTGAAGCGTCTCCTTCACTTAATCAATGTTTCAAGCTCAAGGTCGCGCGTTTCTCAAACGAGCGTCAACGCGGTCAGAAAGATCTTTCCAACCTCTTTCATGCAATATGTGAAGAACTTCTTGGACTCCTGTTCTTGCATATTTCACTTCAGCCATCCTCTCACGGAATGAGAATTACGATGCTTCTTCTGCTTCTTCTTCCTCCATCGCTTGATTTCTAGTGCAATTAACACGATTGCCGCTAAATTGAGGCCGGTGAGAGCAAAGGTATTTAGTATAATTTGTCGTAGGGACTCGTCATCTATGCCCCAAGTGACTATGACTTCCTTCGGTTCAGTCATTTCCACAGATCCGCTTGGATTTAGGGCCCTATACTTTCCGCCTACTAGCCACCACCATCCCTTCATATCGATCATAGTTGGAGTTACTGACCATGTAGCTGTTTCCCCTGCTTTATACCAGCCTGACCCCGTTACGTTGCCATAGTCTGACTTAACTGACAGTTGATAGTAGGAAACCTCAGACGGAAGAAATTCCTCGGTACCACGTGACTTTGCACGTATGGTGTTGGGCGGGCTTTCCAACAAGTCCACTGGAATTAGAGTTGTTGCCTTTCCATCGCTATTTGTCAAACCAGATCCTATGGGTTGATAGATAGAGTTAATGTAGAATGTAACGATGACTTTCGGTACTGGATTATCCTTCTCATCGGTTAATGTGGCCGTAAGTACGTAGAATTGATGAGTAATCGACCCCCACGTAGTGATAACCTTCTCATAACGTTCTGTTATTTGTAATGACAACCGGGTGCGTTTGGCTCCTGTGGGATACACGGTGATTTCTCCCCAAGCCTGATTCTTTATTGGCGGGTAGGAGCTATCGGTTACTTCAACAATCGCAACGTAACTTCCAGGAACAATGTACGTCTTGTTAATACTTGCCTCTTTAGTTCGGTTTGTAGTTCCGTCGCCAAAATCCCAAAAGAAATCGTAAGGAGGCGCACCTCCTACGACAAATGTCGTAAACCTAACATTCAAAGGAGCAGATCCGACTTGAGGAGAAGCCAACACAGACACAAAAAGGGACTGCGCGTACACCGTTGCCGTACTCAGCAGAATGAGAATCAATACAACAACAAGTGCCAGTTGATGTGAAGTCACGTAGATAGGCTTCAGGTCGGAGGCAACGACTCTTTCGATGGAAATCGACTCTGGCAAGTTTGAAGTCTTGAGTTCCATAGGCGGGAAATGCGGGTTCTTAGATAAAATGTTTGTGAATCTTAGATGAGTTTGCTAAGAACAAAGGTGCACTTCTCGCATCTGTTCAAAGCGTCTCCTCGACCTTCTTGATTAAGGCTTTAAGCTCATGGTCCCGGTTGATTGGAAGTCTTTAGAAACATATTCGCTTAGCATGTGCCTTCACTTTTGACTGAATGACCGATTGAGGGACTGGTTCTGAAAAAGGGAGTAGAGTCATCTTCGTTCTACCGGAAGTCAAGTCTCAGGTTCCTTGGGAAGAGAGTGATCTAAGGAGTTGTTTATCTTCTCGGTTCGACAACTATTTGTCCTTAATAACCTTCAATATTTCTTCAATATTCCTCAATAGTCTTCTTCATATATTTTCTATACACTATTATCTAGCCGACGCGGTTCGAGGGCGATTCCTGTCGAAGCGCTCTCTTCAACGCTGTAGACGCATATCGTTTGCGTGATGCCAGCGGATTCATCCCGAGCCCCGTTCAAGGGGAGGATTCTCAACAGTGAAGAATAGGCGTGAATCCTTCAGAGGTCGAAGACATATTCGAGACCTGAAGCTCAACGAGCTTAAACATGTCTTCGATTCAGCCTTCATAGACCGGGAGAGAGCTGAAGTCGTCTCAACGACTGAATCGAATCTCCTCGATGTAGTACAAGGCGAGGTTCTCCGCACATCCAGATATACTCGCGTATTCACTCTCAACCCTAGCCAGATGAAATCCAGATGAGTATGCGTCAATGGAGACATCTGACAGATCTCTCAATACTTGTGCTCAACATCTTACGAGAATACGGTCCTATGAGGACTGCTGAGATCGCAGCGATCCTTGAAGAGAAATATCGAGTGCAAACGTCTTGGTTCCAGCTTGAGCGCATAATGAGCCTACTCAAGAGCAGAAAACTGGTCACGAAAGAGTGGAAAAGCACCGATCGAAGGATAATTCTGGTGTTCTGGAAGATTATCAAGGCATAACTGCACAGTCACTCGCTTCGTGTCCGCTCGAGTTCTCTCTTCTCGAGTCAGGTCATGTCTGTTCATTCACATACACTACCTAATGAATAATGTCAAAGTGAAGAGGATGAAATCGGCCACCAGGATAAAATATGGAAGCTACAAGGAAGTCAGTGCTAAACTGACCTTTACAAAGCCTCTTCTCGGAGGGCACATAGCCTCAGCGCCGTATTGGCTTGACAGCAAGCCTTCCGATGAGTTCGACGAGGTTCTCCACAGGACCGATGATAACAGAATAGTGGTTCTTCGAGGGCAGTTCAGAGGGCTCATCAGAGAGATGGCTCGAATAGTTGATCTCCCCGAAACTCTGGAAAACTACGTATTCTGCAAAGACGCTGAGATGCATATTCCTCATGGAAAATCGATTCTCCAAGTCACGTTGCCAGTGATCGCTCGATCGAGGGGCGCGGGTCTGAAGAGGCATGAAGCTTGCCCGCCAGGGTCTTGGGTTGAAGCTTCATTCAAGATTCCCACTTCAGTTATCTCAGTAGAAAGATTTCTTGATGCTCTGAGTTTTTCTGGAGAGAGGATAGGCTTGGGGGCGGAAAGGAAGAGAGGCTTCGGATCTTTCACTGTAAAGCAAATATCGTGATCATTAAATTTTGAAAGACTTCTGAACAGAGTGCCGGAAGGAACCCAGCCCGTCCTTCCTTCGACATTTTGCAGTTATGCCGTTCCTCGGCGTAACAGGAAGTGAGAAAGAAAACGTTGTATCTGGAAATATCCCTCGCCTTGTTGGCGATTGTCTTGGCTGCAATTGCAGGTAGCGTATACTATGCCAGCTACAGGAAGGTCTTGGCCTTAGTGAAAAGCGTTGGAGACGTTCTCAGCTACACAGCTGATGCTCTAGCTGACGATGTGTTGAGCAGAGAAGAGGCTGAAGAGATCATCGCAAGGCTGAAGAAGATTCGGGAACTTATAGGAGGCTGAATCCTTGAGTGAAGCGATAAACATAGTCGAGCCGACCATCAGAAGACCTGCGGTGCCAACAAAGATAGGCAGGTGGGCCACCTCCCCAGTACCTTTGATAGGCACTCAAGGCGTTGAGCACCAGTGGATTCGCATGCACGAGCGCCCGCTCTTCGGAACCTTCGTAGACAAACCCACATGGATACTTGTGCCTGACAACTGGAGAGCCGTATATCCTCCATGGCAGATCGAGATGCTTGAGAAGACCTACATCAAGCCTGCATACATCACAGCGAATAGGCTCGTCGAAGTGAACTACGCAGCTTTCAGGCGTCTATGCTATGAGAAGGATCGGAAACGAATGGCATGGTATCTAGGCTACTACGGGAAGGCCCCAGAGATACGCAAAGCCATGCTGGACTTCTGGAAGAGCTGTTGGGAAGAAGATTATCAACCTTGAAATGTCCTAAGTGCGGAAGGCTGCTTAAGAAACGAGACAAATTCTGCGATAGATGCGGTATACCTGTCCTAGCGCCACCGATCGAGATCGAGAGGCTTGAGGAAGAGGATTGGAGGGGTCTCCTAGCCTTAACCTTCACAGCCAGCTTCATCGCCATCTGCGGAATCTCAATATGGCCCCTCAAAGATATGGAACTCCTCAAGATCATAGCCTCAATCTTCGGACCCATGGAAGGCCTCATCCTCGGATTCTACTTCGGCGGCAAAACCACTTGAGGAATCTTCACACTTGGAACCGGAGACCCGATGGAGCTTACCCAAGCGGCTCTTCAAACCTCCCCGTTACAGAATCAAGAAAGGCGGAGAGCTGGACCCGGATAAAGCTAGCCTGCGAATGCAGGTCTACGGAATGTTTCCTCAGGAGGTCGTTCTCGACCTCTTCACTGGAAAAGGCTTGTTGGCCCAACTCTACGCGCCCACTTGTAAACGGATCATCTGTGTTGAGAAGGACCCAGATCTGTTTAAGGCTTTGAAGAGGAACATGGCGAGATTCAGGAGGAAAGCTGTCCTAATCAACGACGACAACATGAACGTGCTTGAGCAGCTGCCGAACATCCTCCGCAACATTGGAGAGCAGAGGATAACATTCGTAGACTTCGACGCATACGGCTGTCCAACCCCTCAAATCCAAAAATTCTTCGATGTCTACCAGCAGAAGCAGAATCTTGTGATCTCGCTCACGGATGGTATGCTCCTAAACTTTCGAACATGGAGTAGCGCCGATCTACGAAGATACTATCTGCAAGACTTCTATGTAGATTTAGGCCCGAAATACACGAAAGACGACCAGTACCATGTGACTAGGAAGCTTGGTGAATACCTCTTCCAGATACAGAAGAACTTCATCGACATCCTATGCATGCGCCATGACGCTCAATCTCACCCCATCTTCTTCAAGGCAAAAGAGTCAGGATCTGTTGTTTACTCTGCCTACGTCATCATGCCGAAACTAATCGGCGTCACAGACTTCAAGAAGTATGCTGGAATCATGACGAGAGTTGAAATTGATGAGCAGGAAGATCCCAACAGTCAATATGGCTCTTCTAGGCGAAGAGTCTTATGTGACAGACTTCATCCAAATCGATAATCCTGAACTTGTCAGGATCGCTACAGCCCTCAAGGCTTGGCGTCAAGACCCAGTTCGAGCAGCCTTCGACTACGTCTGCAAACAGATCAAATATCCCCTCAACTTCAGCGGGAAGCCCGCTGTTGAACGGCATGTCAAGCTCTTCAAGTGGTGGGATGGCCTCTACCTCTTTGATGAGTACGCCAGATATGGTTGGTTGACCCCTGGACAGACGATTCGAGCTGGATATGGCATATGTATCGACACTTCATGCCTCTGCACAAGCCTTCTTAGAATTCTCGGCCAAAACTCGTACGTTTGTCTTGGAGCGATGCTTGAATCAGGGACCCGTAGGATGTTGGGTCTCCACGCTTGGTCGATCGTAGAGATTCAAGGTCAATGGCATCTTCTCGAGACAACAGTTCACCCTGGGCCGGCTCCAATAATTCCTCTCACGGTCGCCTACACTGGAAGATGGAAGATAACATATGACGAAGCAGCCAGATTCAACGAAACCGAATATTCGGAGAACCCGGAGAAGGTTAAGGCTTATGCCAAGATCTTCAAGCCGGATCTTGAATGAAGCACGAGCCATCCTGTTTCAGCTCGGCAAACATGAGAGTCTTAAGAAACAGAAGGCTGTCTGGGAAGCATTCGATGCCGACTATGAGAAGATGCGTGAAGAGAGCGGAGAGTTGGAACGTCAACAGAAACGAATGATCAAAGCCAAACGAAAAGATATCCATTAAAACGGTTTGAATGATATCAAATGAGACGAAGACGCCAATACCTGTTTAGGCTTCATCCCGAGGTCCACGCAGCATTCAAACTTCTCTGCGACCGAGCTGGCTACAAGCGCTTGAACGAGGCCATTGAACGCATCATGTTGAAATGCATTGAAGATGGAAATCTTCCGATTCAGCCGAAAGGTGATAGGGAATCTGAATTAATCCGCAAAGTCGAGCTGTATAAAAAACTGCTTGCGATCAAGAGGAAGCTTGGATGGAGTACATCCGCTTAGACTTCAAACCTTTAACAATAGTGATTCCGAAGGAACGTGAAGAAGTTTACGTGAAGGTGAAGAAAGCCTTCGAGAAAGCGAATAAACTGCTCGCCGACCCTGATGTCGACATCGCATTGAAACTTGAGATGATGCGGGTCTTGGCTGTGTTAGCGCAATGCCTTCTACGCGCTGCCAAAGATATCCGCACGGAAGAGTTGATCGAGCAACTTGAAGGACTTGAAGCAAAGTGAGTTATTCCAGCATAGCCCGAAGGCTCGCCAAAAAGAAGAGGACGGAGATTAAGGCTAAACAGCTTGAGGTTTCTGAGGACCCTGCCAAATTTGCTGAAAGCATCCTGAATTTCGAGCCTACTAGCTACCAAAGAAAACTACTGAGGGACCAGCATAAGCGGATCGTTGCAAGGTTCAGCCGTCAAGCTGGAAAGACGACTACGATCGCGGTTAGAGCGATATGGTTTTCTGCGCGGCATCCGGGAACAGTCAGCTTAATCGTAGCCCCATCGATGCGCCAATCCATGATAATGATGGATCGAATCCACGCTTTCCTGATAGCGCTGCCCAAGGAGAAACGGAGAGCCTACATCAGCAAGATGCAGAGAACCGTCATCTGGTTCAAAAATGGATCTCAGATCGTAGCGCTTCCGAACAGCCCACATTTGCTTCGAGGATACACCGCACATCAAGTCATATGCGATGAGGCGGCATTCTTCCGCGAAGATGAACTCGTCTTCTACAACGTGCTCTATCCAATGCTAGCCACTACGGACGGCCAGTTAATTGTTAGCTCCACACCTTGGGGGAAGAACACAGTCTTCTACAAGATGAATAACGACCCGGATTTCAGCAAGCATGTGGTGACCGCGGACGATGTCGTCAAAACCGGCTTAATTAAGAGAAGCTTCATCGAGGAGATGCGTAAACAGCTTCCAACCGAAAGGTTCCGACGCGAATTCCTCAGCGAGTTCGTTGAGGATGCCGACGCATATTTCCCACAGGACCTAATCGCCAAATGCGTAGTAAGCGAACCTCTGGTCGCAACTCAAGACTGGACCTATTATCCTTTCGAGTATAATGCGAGCGGCCAGTTCACAGTCGGCGTCGACTTTGGAAAGAAGGTTGACCACAGCGTCGTAGCGGTAATTGACAAGCTAGGCGATAAGCTTCGGCTGGTCCATCTCCACCAGTTTCCTCTTGAAACCGCATACGCCAGCGTCATCGGGTATGTAAAAGCCTTGTGCGACCGCTACAAAAGCGTTGGCAAGGTTCTCTGCGATCAATCTGGTGTCGGCGAATATATCGTCGAGGATATGGCACGAGCGAATATTCCCAGCGTTGAAGGAGTGACATTAACGCTTCCTGTGAAGCAAGAGGTCCTCGGCTACTTGAAGCAACAGATGCAGAACGGCGTTATCCAGATTCCCTACGACTCGGATCTGATCGCGGAAATCAATGTTGAGCGCTTCGAATTGATGAAAGACGGGCAGATGCAGTTCTCGCATCCAGAGGGAACAACGCATGACGACCGGCTTTGGGCACTCGCCTTAGCTGTCTTCGCGACTAGAACAGCGCCGCCGCCTGGAAGAGGAGTTGTCATTCTAACCTCAGAAGGAGAAATAGTTTAGATGGTCTCTTTCAAAGGTTCGATCCACGCGTTAAGGCTTAAGGCTGCCAAGTTCTTCGCGCAACGTTTGGTTCCGCGAGAGCTAGCGTTAAAGCAGATTGAAGAGGATATTCCGTCTTCTTGGCGTGGAGACGAGGTTCTCTGGCGCTACGTGATCCGGCATTTCCTAGCTGGGTCTGGCATAGGTTTTGTTAGCCCTCCCTACACAACGATGTGGGAGAAGATTTGGGGAACCACTCCGATTGAGGATCTTCCGAAATACAAGGACCTGTACACCTTCACGCCTTACATCAAGTCTGCCATAGACGTCACCGCTAACCTCGTGACAAGCAGGGGCTTCGACCTTCAGGGAGGCCAAGAATCGGTCCGCCAGTTCCTCACGGATTGGATGGATAAAATCAACATCCTCGAAACCCTCCGCATAGTCGCTACCGATATGCTGACTTTCGGAAACGCCTACATGGAAATTTGCAGCGTCGGAGATCAGCCTCCAGAAGAATGGTGGCTTAAACCTCTGGACCCGGTCCATATGCGAGTGCGGCGAGACGCGTATGGGAACGTCTTCGGCTACATTCAACTGCTAACGTTCCCGCCAGTTGCATTCACGTCTGAAGAAGCAGTTCACTTCCGCTACGGTGGGAAATCTTGGTGGTACGAGTCAGCTTATGGCACTAGCATTCTTCGCCCTCTTTTGAAGATTCAAGCTTTAATCGACCAGTTTGAAGACGACATGGCTATTATAGTTCATACGTACGCGAAGCCTATGCTCATCGTGAAGGCTGGAACCGCTGAAAGACCCTGGAGCGACGCTCAGCTAACCGCGCTGGCTGAAGCGTTCGCTAATCGCAAGGTTGCAAGCGACCTCTTCGTCCGCGGAGACGTAGATGTCCAAGTGATCCCGAGCCTGACGAAAGACGTGAACATAGAATGGTGGCTTGACTACCTATATCGCCAGAGAGAGTTCGCTTTAGGCGTGCCGAGAATCTTCGCAGGCCACAGTGAAGGGACGAACCGCGCCACAGCTGAAGTGGTCCTTCAGGAATATCTCAGCCGCCTCAGAGTTATGCAGGAGATGATCGCTGACCAACTTGAAAGCGTTCTCTTCAAGCAGATTATCACTCGCAAATTTGGCGAAGGCACCGAGATTCCAAAGATCAAGTGGCATCCGATCCTCGAAATAGACCCTGAAACGAAGAGCAAGATGGTTACACTTTTGCTCGAGTATGGAGTAGTCACGGTCGATGAAGCGCGAGCTGAAATGGGCTATAAACCTCGAGTAGAAGCGGTCAAGGAAGAGGTTGCGCCTGAAGTCAAGGTTGAGAGGAGAGCCCGTAGAAAGCTTGTCGACGACGTGAAGAACGCGATCCTCGACGAGATGTCACGTCAAGCGGAGTCGAGATGAAAAATTTGCCCGGCCTAGATGAGTATCCGAATGAGTGGGCTTACCGCGTCAAGGACCCTGACCGCTTCGACAGAATCAGGTCGAAAGATGTCACTCAAGGCGTCCGTATTCTTATCGGGAGAGTAAAGGGAACTGACCGCTGGGAGATTCAAGCCTACCGATTCAGCAAGGAACGCTTCAAGACGAAGGAGCAGGTTCGAAAATGGCTTGAGGAAAACGTTAAGGCTGAACTGAGAACCCTTCTGGACTGGAAGGCTTGGAATGAGACGCGGCGACGCCTCCTCGACATGTATCTCTCATGCAGCAAGATAGCTGAGTAATTCTCTGGCAGTCACGCCGAATCTTTCTGTTTGAATTTTCTAAGAGGTTTGAAGAAAATGAGTAGTGTACCCTATAGTTTTGGGGCTGTCAAATGGAGCCGCGCCTACATCAACCGTCTACCGAACAGCGCGTTCGCTTTCATAGAGCCAGATCTATGCCCCCGAGCCACTGATCCTCGACATGACCGAAGCACTTGCGATAAGACCCACGACTTGAACAAACGCCATCTTCCGCACCACGATGAAAGCGGCAAGATAGATCTGCCACATCTAACGAACGGGATGGCTAGAGTTACACACACCGACATTAAGCAGAAATGGGCGAAGCAAGCTCACGATCATCTTTTAGGCCATTACCGTCAGCTCGGCATGGAGCATCCGCCATGCGAAGTTCCCGGCTGCAAAGGCTACACGCCCAGCAAGAAAGGGTTCTTCGAGGATTTCGAAGCCTTCAACGCCGCGAGACGTGAGTTAGCTCGAATGCGCGGATTAAACCGATTCTATCCCGACTTGATTTAACCTCAGACTTTTCGAGGTGAATGAAAAGTGCAGTTGAAGTATTATGTGCCTTTCTCAGCTGTGAAAGGCTTTGAAGCAGAACAGGCTTTGAAAGAGTGTCTTCTACCTATTGAAGGCACAGCTATCGATGAAAGCGTAAACGCGAATAAATGGCAGGTAACTGAAGAGGACCTAGATTATTTAGCTGAAAGCCTCCGAACCGCTCAACTTCGAGTGAACCATGCGGAAAGCGCTCTCGCAGTTATCGGGAAAGTCTTCAACGCTCAACGTATAGAGAACATTGTGAAGTTCCAAGCAGAGGTCGGAGAAGAGAATATCATCAAGAAGATTCTACGCGGATATTTGACTCATGTAAGCATTCAAGTCGATAGCGAACAAGTCGTATGCTCGAAATGCAGGAAGCAGACCCGTAAGGAAGGCTTGCTTATTCACCTCTGTCCTGGTGCATGGGAGATCGTTAAGCGGCCTAGAGTACGCGAGCTCTCGATAGTTGCAACCCCGGCTTATGAGACGACGACTTTCACGCCTGCCGGATTTGCAGCTGCATTAAACGAGTCTCTGCGAGATCAGAAGCATCCTGAATTTTCCCAGTCATTCTCGGAAGAAGTGACGGATGTGGGTTCTAGTCGCGTAAGCACGCAAGAACCTGAAAAGCAAACCGTTAGCGAAAAGGAGGCGAAGTCTCCTATGTCTGAGACTAAGGAGGCTTCCCTGAAAGCACAGGGCGTAGTCAATGTCGCGCCTAGCGAACAGCCACCTAAAGAACTGAAGTACGAAGATTTCCTTAAGCAGCTTGAGCCTCTCGCCGACCAGATCCGCAAGCTCAGCGAGGAAGTTGCGGCTTTGAAGCGAGCTATGGAGGCTGGTGAAGCTGGAAGGAAGCTTGCTGAAGAAGCGCGTAAGAAAGCTGAGGAAGCAAAGAAGAAAGCCGAGGCTGAAGCTGAGGAAGCTGAGAGAGGTCCTCTTGGAAGAGGACCGCTGGAAGAGGAAGGCGAAGAAGAATCTGAAGAGAGTGAGGAAGCTGAAGAAGCGAAAGCGAAAGGCAGGGGAATCGTAGCTCTCGAGGAGATTCCTGCGCAACGCAATGTTCTCGGAGACGTGGACTGGTTCAAAGACCTCCTTAAAGCCCACAAGAAATTGGTTGAAAGCTTCAAGTAAGGAGGCGTTTCGAATGGCAGCACCGACACTTGAAGGAACAACTGCACTCGTCAGCGACCGGTACATCCTGACTTTCGAAGCTGAAGCAGATGTAACAGCCGGACAAGTCGTCTACGAAAGCTCTGCATGGAAGGTTAAACCCACCGATGGCGCCCGCAAGGACGCGATCGGAGTAGCCTTAACCACAGCTAAAGCCGGAAAGAAACTTTCAGTCGTATGCAGAGGACTCGTCCGAGTCGTAGCGTCCGGAGCGATCACAGCCGGTTCAAGGATAGGCAGCGCCGCAAACGGAAAAGTTCAAACCATCGCAGCTCTCGCCGCACCAGCCACATACAGTCAAGCAGCTATGCAAGCTGAGCTTGATAAAATTGAACAATGGATAGGCAGAGCTATCACCGCAGCTAGCGCAGACGGCGATGTCATTTACGCACTCTTCGGCTGGACTTGAGGAGGCGTTTTGATTGGCTTTTGTTAGAGATGCATTAACATGGGTTGACACTGGAGCAGTAGCGTATCCAGCGCTACACAAGAAGATCATAGAGCTCACGATGCCAGCTCTCGTCGTCAAGCGGCTGTTCCCAGAGTTTCCGCTTGTAGCCGGAAAAACTGCGACCTTCGTGAAGCAATCCGGCTCAAGAGCAGCAGCCATCAGTGAGACAGCTGAAGGCACAGAGATCATGATGGACTTCACGCCTTACACAACGGTAACTGTGACGCCTTACAAGAAGGCGCTTCGAGAGAGGATAACGCGAGAGAACATTGAGGACCTGTATATTCCCATCATCGAGGATCAGTTGAGGCGACTTGCGCGAAGAATGGTTTACACCATCGACAAGGACTGCCAGAGCGTCATCGACTCAGGTGCAGGCAACTCTTTCACCTCAACAGGTGAAAGCATGGGTGCTACTGGAACACTATTCACCATAACAGGTGGATTGGGCCAGTATGACATCTTGAAGGCGAAGTCGATCATTGAAGGATACGCACTGGTCCCTGACAACATACTGCTCAGCCCAGTGAACGCTAGAGATGTTTACAAGCTGCCTCAGTTCACTTTAGCGATGCAATACGGTGAACCCGTTGTCCAGCACGGTCGGATTGGAACAATCTTCGGCATGGATGTCAACATCTCACCGGTCATACCAGCTGGAACCGCATACATACTATCCACGGGAGCAAACGTGTCTGCAGCGTACGCGCCGCTAGGGTTCTTCGTTGTGAAGAGACCTTTGCTCAGCGACATCGACGTCAAGAAGGAGTTCGACGCGGTCGACGTAGTGCTCTCGACAAGGTACAGCCCTGTCGTGACCTACGGGGAAGCCATCGTCAAAGTGACAGACCTATCGTCATCGTAGAAACAACTTCCATCAGAAAGATAACAGGCATAGAAAATCGCCCGACTAGTAAGATGAGAACGCCGGCGTGTAAAATTCCCTCCAGTTTTTTCTTGACCCCAGAATCTTCAGTTTTCACGATGATGTAGACATGAAAGAAAACGAAGATATGAAATCGATTCAGCTTAGGGAGCATCCAATCCCTATCGCCGATGCCCACGTTAAGGTTGAGCGGAGAAGATGGATTCCGCCAAGTTGGGGTAAACGTATTCCCAAGCGATTTTGGCGCTATCTACCGCGTTTCGGCACCTACCTACCTTGGGAGGTGATTGGAGAATATCCTCTCGATCTTCTCACGAATGGAGGCAGGGATCTTCTCCACGCAGCTGTGATATACGCATCATCGCAAGGACCAGGATTCTCCTACTACGCGGTCTGCAATCCAGCAACTTTCACACCATCAGTCACGGACACAACCTTCCCTAGCGAAGTTACTGGCACCGGAATGGCTAGACATCAGCCGACTGGAACCGGCGAATCCGTCTCTCATACGGCCGGGCAGAATACATCTGTCACCGTAGTCATCTTCACTAACAATACAGGTGCCACGATCACTGGCATTAAAGGCTACGCGAACTTCAAAAACGGAACCGACACTCAGCCATGCTTCGAACTGGCTTTCGCCTCAACCGATCTTGGAATTGGCGATTCGCTTAAGCTGACGATCACCTACCCGATGGGTTAATCTTTGCCCCCTGTTGTTCGAGTCGGGGAATGTAATCGCTGCGGCTTATGCTGCATTAGTTGTCAGCATGTCATTCTGGAACATCCTGAGAAGCATGTGGTTAAAGCATCATGTAAACTTGGAGACGCTAGGCCAGACTGGTGTAAAAGCTATCCACAGTATCCAGATCGATTGATGAGCCCTTCATGTGGCTATCGTTTCATAGATCAAGAAACCGGCCGGGACGTGACGACGTATCGGAAGAATCCTATTGTCTTCGAATTCTTTCAGCCTCACATCGTCATAGCGATAAAGAAGGCTAGGGTCGTGTAGGCATTGCCGACGACTCTCTACTGCAATCCAGCAGACAAACCTGAGCCTAAGCCAAACGACTTCGTCAGCACCTACCATACGCTAACGGAGCCGAGCTCAATAACAGGCGACCGAGAAGGAAGCCTTAACACCGCAGTGCCAACGAGTGAGCAGAACGTAGATTTCGGACATCCAGCCACAATCGCCTACTACAAGATCGCGCGTTTCTATTCGCGACCTCTCAACGGCGCTCAAACGATTGGCGGAGAAACGATCACATGCTATTGCCATGGCTTCGAGGACGTCGGCACCGCAAATGCGGAGTGGGAGGTTGAAGTCGGCGTCTGGAAAGCAGATGATTCCGGCGTGCGCGGATGGATTGGACATACAAACGGCAACTTTCCCGAGATGAACGCTGACTCAGATACAGAGACCTCCGGCTCCTTCACCGGAACCTCGGTTGCAGCTCAAGACGGAGACCGCATCATCGTTGAGATCCTGTATTACTGCACAGCCGCGAAGGCTGAAACGCTCAGCAGACTCAGCTACGGCTCATCCGCTAAGGATACGCGAGTAGTCTTCGGAACAAGCACAATCAGCTTCAAAGGCGAAACCTATTCGATAGACCTCAACGAAGCAGCCATCTCAATCAGCGACAGCTTGTCAAAGCAGACGACGCGGCCTCTCTCCGAACCCGCCGTATCTATTCCAAATGAAACGGCGAAGAGGGAGATTGGAAGGCCCCTCTCAGAAGCAGCTCTATCATTCGCAGACTCCCTCATCAAAGAGGTGAGTAAATCTCTCTCAGAACCATCTATTTCATTCGGCGATAGTTTAGCGAGGGAAGTATCGCAGCCGCTCAGTGAACCTGCCTTATTGATTCTAGCTGAAACTGCGAAAAGAGAAGTAAACCGAGAATTATCTGAAGCATCCGTGTCGATTCCCGAAGAAACTCTTGCTCGATTCATCGCAAGAGTGCTTTCAGAGCCATCGCTTTCATTCAGCGATAGCATCGAAATCGAGAAGATTCCAGGAGCTCCTCCGGCCGCTAAGAAGTTCAGGGTTCACATATGGCCTGTTACACCTATTCACACTCCTAAAGTGATGTAGATGAGTCTTAGAGCTGTTCCAAGCGCAGTCGGCATGGTTGAAGGCGTAGTCTCCTTCAACAGCGCGAGAATCAACAGTAACGCGACCACTGTAGTGAAAAACTCTGCTGGCATAATTCATCTCATCACTGTGAATAAGGCTGGAACCGCGTGGACCATAACACTGTACGACAACACTCAGGGAAGCGGCGAGATCATTGCTCAGATCGACGGAAGCTCAGTTGGATCTTTCGCCTTCAACTCCTACTTTGAAACTGGCCTCACAATTGTCACGTCTGGAACAACTCCGGGCGATATCACGGTGGCGTATCTATAATGAAATGCGATTACTGTGGCAAACCGATCAAAGAGCAACCCTACGTGATTCGAGGCGATAAACGCTATCATCTCGAACCATGCCAACATGAACTTGTCGCCCAAGGTAAATGGGAACTTCCGGAAATTCGCATTGGAAAAGCTAGATTCCTCGGCAAAGTTTTGAGCATGTTTCAGAGGTGAAAACTTCTAGTGGAGATCGGTAGAATCTACATAGCGGTTTGCACTAGACGCGACTTGAAGCCCGAATGGGCTGCAACGTTCGGCTCTATCCTAGGCTCTGCTTTCATGCTCGCAGGCTTCGAGAATGTCAGCTGGAACTTTAACACTATGATGCCTCTGGACTTAGCCCGGAACACATGCGTTAAAGAAGCTTTGAATTGGCAAGCGGACTATCTCCTCTTCCTAGACGATGATGTTCTACCTCCAGCCACAGGTTTCGTTAAGCTTTATCGAGCCGCTCTTCCTATCGTGTCAGGATTAATCAAGCATCGTCGCCCTCCATACACGCCTCTAGCCGCCAGAAGAATTGACCGGAATAAACCATGGGACATTAAAGATTCTAACATTCGTTGGGACGTTGAGTTCGCCAAGAATTATCCGCGTGACCAGCTCGTCGAGGTCGATGCTTCAGGCTTAGGCTTCGTATTAATAACCCGCGAGGTCCTTGAGAAAATCGGTGAACCATGGTTCAAGTTTGAAGCTGGCTTCGGCGAAGACTTCTACTTCTTCTGGAAAGCCCAGCAAACCGGATTCAGAAACTACGTCGATACAAGCGTCAAGTGTCTTCATATGGCTGACATATTCATTGGCGAAGAGCAGGTTATACGCGAGGAATATCTCTCGCACTGGAAGAACCAGAAATGCTTCATGGATAAATGATTGAGGATACGCGAAACCCCTCCATGCCGCAGTTATTTTAATAACGCGCATACGCATCGCCCTGCGGTGTGGAGGGGCGTGTAATCATTATGGATAGATGATTGAAGGATGGCCTACGCTACAGCTCAAGAGGTTCGAGATGCAACCGGATTCAATACAAGCGAAATTTCAGACGCTCAGATAACCGCATTCATTACGGCTGCAGATACTTTGATTGATATTATGTCCGGTAAGACGACGACACATTGGTTGCCTGCTGACCCAGAATACGGAACGGTGAAGAGGGCGAGCATCGCTTTAGCAGCCAGCTACTGCTACCGTTTCCTCTGGAAGCAACTGGAGAAGGAGAAGAGCTTCTACGACGAAGCGATGGGCTATATTCATAAGCTGCTGACGGTCGCAGTCGTCAAGGAAGCTGAGGCGAAAGGCGAGGTTCCAACCTATCGAGGAGGACTCGTAGCGCCTTGAAGTCTAATAAAATTCTTTTTCATCGCAGAACACTAAGAGTTATCGAGGCTCTTCTAGATGGAAAAACAACACCGACAACTTTAGCTCATGAGATGAAAATACGTCCTCCGAGCACTATAGATCATTTGAGACGACCGCAAAAATTTGGCCTTGTTAAACTCGGCCGCAAAGAAGGGAAGAACCAGCATTACGATCTTGACCTGCAAAGGCTCTCAGATCTACTTGAAGATGATATTGCGACGCTTACATCGCTGAAAGAGAGGGCAATGAAATGAGTCAACAATATTCGCTTTGGAAAGGCAACTACATAGTCGCCAAGATCAACCGCGCCAAACAGGTCATTACGAGCGAACAGTTGAAGGAATATCTCGACGCTGGATATGACGTGGAAATTCTTTCTGCCTTTTGATGGAAGCTTGCTCTAGGGCAAACTGCTTGCCCTTCGTCATGCCGATTCTTTGACCATCTTGAGTTGAAGTGGAATGGCAACGATCACAAGCGTTGCTTCTGGCTATTGGGATCAAGCCAGCACATGGGATCTAGGAGTACCAACAATCAACGATGATGTCATTATAGCGGCCGGCCACACCGTAACGATCCGCGATGAGAACGCTCAATGCTTATCCTTGACGATCAATACGGGCACGCCGGGAGGAACCCTAGTCTTCGAGTGCTCAGGAGGAGCTACGAAGATATCTTTCAAGGATGATGCTCTCGCCAAGATAGTGAACAACGGGACCATAACGATCCAAAACACATCTGCTGACAGAAAATGCACATGGGCCGGAGGCTCATCGATCAATAAGGTTGACTGGCAGACAAAGGGAACATTTAATCAAGCTAGCTATTGGCATCTTGAATATGTGAAGATCAGCTTCAATTTGACGATTCAGTGGAATAACAAGGTCTTTATTGATAAAGATGTGGAGACATGGGCGTGGGAGCACTATCCTGGAACAGTCATAACGTCAGAACTGAATGTTGAGCCGCATGGCGAGCCTTTAACATGGATCTTGGGCAATCCTGCAAACGATGGCGTTGATCTTCTTCTTCTCCATGATAATATCCAGTTTAACGTCAAAGGCACTGCAGCTTATGGAGTTACAATTCGGGGAAGAGACGCAAGCCATAAGATGGGGGACATTGAGACAGGTGTTCGCATTGATGCAAAATATTTGACTGTTCAAAATGCTGTTTATAGTTTCTTCTTCTATGGTTGCCCGCCGTGTTTCTTTGAGAGCTGTTCTTTCTCCGGTTCTGTCGGGGCTATTAGAGGTTGGGGAACAAATCTAATTTATTTTAAATCCTGCAGCATAGCTGCGACGGGATTTTCTGAGACCAGAGGTTCTTGGTTCCGCTTCGAAGAGTGCAATCTTGGAGGCGGAAATTCTTCGTTTTATCGAGGAAACCGAATAGATCTGGTCGGTGATGGAAATACAAACCCTCCGAACTGGGGCGATCGAGGCGAGATCCGAGTATTCTACATAAAAAGATTAACTCTGACCGTTAAAGACAATCAAAACAACCCTATCGCAAACGCCTATGTCAGCCTCATTCAAGACCATATTCAAGACTACAAGTTTGCGAAGAACATTGATGACGCCGGTTTATCCGATTCAGGATACACAGATGCGAGCGGTCAGGTTGTTCTTTACGCAGTGCATAAAGTCTTTATTAGAAGATCTTTGGAATTGACTGAAACAATTTACTACAGTGACCCAGACAACAACGGGCCTTCTGGCACAAAGGAGAAGCATCTGCTTAAAGTCGTGAAGGAAGACTACTGGCCCAGCCAAGATAAAAGCTACTATATGAGCCAAGACCGCAGCGACACGATTATCCTAACGCCTTACACGAAGACAGTTAGCTACGGGGTTCCTGAACTCATGTTGCTATCTCTCATTCAAGACAACTATAGTATTCTGAATCCGCCTAAAGCTGATGTTACTTGGCTGAAGTATCCCTCCGTCTTCAATTGGGATTTCCTTCTATCGCCTAAAAGCGCGGGAACCAAGACGCTTTGGGTCCGGAAGGAAGAGGAACCTCATCGCCCCATCACTTTCAAAGCTCGAAGAGTAGACATGAACCTTATCGTCACAATATTCCTGCGGGCGAAATCGAGATTAGAAGCAGATGTTGATGAGGCGAGGATGCAGAAGTTGAATATGATCGAGGAAGTTCGCGATATAGTCATAGCCAACGGCCCGCTATCTGCCATAGCCGATTTTTACATGAGGCCTAAACATCTCATCAATAAAGACGACACAACTCAGGATCCTCCAGTCCTAGCGCATGAAGTCCATGTGCAGTGCACTTACCTTCGATAACCATGGGTATCTGGTGAATTAAATGCCGCCGTGGAAAACATGTTTGAAATGCGGAAGCCAGTTCGAGGATGAAACCGGAGGGCTGGCTGATTTCTGCCAGAAATGTGCGCCGCGGTCCTCGTTGAAGGAGAAGAAGTAGAAGCGGAGGTGAAAGGACACGTCAACAATCGGAGAACAGAAGAAGACTGTCTTCGGGGTTAATGTGCTCGTGAAAATCGACGGTGTTACCCTCGGCATGGCTGATCGTTATGAAGCTGAATGGGGTTACGCTGTAGGTCGGAGACCGACGTTCGGCTCGCAGATTCCAGCTTACTTGACACAGAGCCTCGTCGGCACATTAAGGGTCGAAGGCTTATGGACCACTGATAACGCTGTTGACGCATATGCGACGCCGAGTGGTGGAGACCTTCCGATAAAGACTGTTCTAATCGAGGAAAAGGACACGCAAAGCCCTACACCAACCACGAAGAAGACGCAATTCACAGGAAGGATGTCGCCTTTCCGTAAGACAGGTCAAGCAGACCAATTCAGCTCGTTCTCTTTCACCTTAGAGCTGAATGCTGAGCCAACTCACCCAGCTTAAGCTAAGTTCCTTTCAGAGCCCCCTATCCTTGAAAGATATTTTAGGAGACTGCTTTATGCCGAAGACTGAGCAAGAGAAAATTCTAAAGATTATCGAGATCATTGAAGCTTGGCCTAAAGATTGCCCTAATCGACCGACTGTAGCTCAAGCTCTGCTCAACCCTGATATCTTGCATTCCGAGCTAGGCGATCCTGGCATAGCAACTCTTTCTTCAGCCCTCGGCACCGTTGAACTCTATCATGTTGAACATCCTCGAGAAGTCACCTCGGGCAAACTCGGCGAAAGCGAGATTCCAGGCAAACATGGGGATATCTTCCAGTACATGGGCGATAAGTCGGATCGGCTGGAGCTGGTTGGCTTCGTTGATGCTCAAAGCGAATACGACGCTATCAAGACAACGCTTAAGGCTATGAGGCAAGGTCAAGGCGCAAACCCGATCTCTGTAACGGTTCGCTTCGGAGCAACCGCTTACATCAACACGGTCCAGTATTGGGTTGAAAATATCGAGGTTGATCCTCAACCGGGCTACGGAGTTTTCGTTGCAAACTACACGATTCGCCTTATGAAGAGAGATTGAAGCCCCATGTTTAGAATTGAGATTGAAGGTTTAGTGTCGCTTGCATTTCGATTTGAGAATGCTCTCTCAAACGTGCCGCGCATTGCTCAAGGCGTACTCGAGGAGACCGCTCAGAACACGGTTGAGAGAGCGAAGGCTCTGGCTTTTGAACGCTTGAAGAATCCCGGAACCTACCTAGATTCATTCTATGTTTCTTCGGCTCCTATGGAGGTTATGTTCGGCAATACTCATCGAGCCGCCCGGTTCATAGAGTTCGGAACAGGCGTCCACATTGTTGAACCTGTAACTCGTAAAGCCTTGCGTTTCGAGAAAGACGGGAAAATAGTCTTCGCTCGTAGAGTGCTGCATCCTGGAACACAGGCGCTTTGGATCATCTCCGACGCATTCAAGGAAGAGCTGACTACGTTGATGGAGAAAATGAAGGAGGCAACTAGGTTTTGAGTGAAGTGAAGAAGGAGGAAGAGAAAGAAGCTCCGTTCACAATCGATGAGCAAGGGCAGGTTCACTGCAAGTGGCCGGGTTGCTCATCAATATTTCCAGGCGACCCTTCAGGCATGAAGGCTTGGGCAAATCACTGGGCTGCACATACAAAGCGAGGCATGAAGGAGGAGGCGGAGGGACTAACTCCGAAAGAACTCTCAATTTTGGTGGGAGTTAAGGAGCGGTACGATGAAGATAGGAAGAAAGCCGTTCTGAAGACAATAGATCAAATCCTCTCAGACATCAATCAAATCTTCGAGGTCTACGTTCCTCCACTCGACTGCAAGATACGGTACGGTCGTATGCGAGTTGATGAGTTTATGGCGCTCAAGGACTTAAGCGAGGAAGACTACATTCGGCAAGCCTTATTCCTAATGTGGAGGAAAGGCGATGAATCAGTTACACTCGAAAAGATCAAGCAATTCACTCTTGAGGAAATTCGTCAAATCTACTTCTACATCGTGGAGAACACCCCTTTTTTATTCCGAGCGACCGGGACCGAGAGCTCCTCCGAGCCGCAGAAATCCAAGCCATCCTCTTGATCCCAGAAATTTTCCCCGGCTACAAACTTGAAGATTTGAAACATCTACCCATTGACGAATTTAATCTTCTGACAGCGGCAGCGCTTCAAAGGGCCATAGAGAGAGCTCGCAGCAAGATTGGTGAATAATGGATGGCTGAAGTAAACAGTATCGACATAGTTATTCGCGGACGTGATGAAGCTTCAGCTGAGATACGTCGAGTTTACACGGAGATGAAGCAGCTCGGCGAGATCTCAGATGAATCAAGGGGAAGGCTTGCCGCAGCCAGTGAGACTATTAGAGAGCAGAACCGCGTCCTACGGTTAATCTCAACATCCACTAGGGTTCAATATTCAGACGCAATCTTGATGGCGAATGCGCTCTCAAGGGTTGGAGCCATAGCGAGCCATGTGACCAGCATGATCACGCACTATAACATCGCGGCCATCCGGGTCACAGAAGCGCAACGCGACTACCAAGAAGCCTTGGAGAAATGGGGCCCAGCTAGCGAGAAGACGCGGGAAGCCTTGGAAAGGCTGAAGGCAGCTCAACAGGCTCAGCAAGCCACAATGATTTCGCTGATGGCTCAGATTCCTGGAATGATCGCACAATTGATTTCGCTAACAGTTTCTCTTCAAGCAGCTGGAGTTGCAGCTCGAGGATTCTGGGCCTCGCTTGGTCCTGCTGGCTGGGCGATCTTAGGGATCTCAGCTCTAGCTGGAGGAATAGCTCTTTGGAGCGCAACTCAGAGCATACGAGTTCCCTCCGGCCAAACAGCGCCAGGAGAATTCGCTCAGATCACTAGGACCGGCTTAATGGTTGGCCATAGAGGTGAGGTCATCGGCAGAGGCGCCGGAGGAATCAATGTGCAGGGCCCGCTTCTCCACGTCGGGACCATAGACATGAATCCTGAAGGCAGAAGTGTCGAAGAAGTGGCTAGAAGCTTCGGTTTCCAGATGCAAGCTCGTTTACGAATGCTTACTCAAGCAACCCCTATGTGAGAGTGATTTGAATTGAGTGAAGAAGTTTCTGAAACATATAGCCCGGGTGCGGAGACTATTCCGCCAGCCACAGTCCTCCAGAAGGAGTATGATCCGAGCAAAGGGAAATGGATTCGACGTTTAGTTGGCAGAACACTTCTAGAGGACAGCTTTGAGTTTGATAGGTCGGTTGTTGATCCCTGGATCGGTGAAGGAGATGCAGGAGGCTCATCGGATGGAGATGCCACGAATGCACCTCATAAAGGCATGAAGAACCTGAAGATTGTTACGCATACGGATGAGAACGATGCGTATGGAGCATATCGACTCTTCGGTTTAACGCCCAGCCTCAAGATTCTCTTTGAAGGCGACTTCCAATTCAAATCCTCAGTGAATAACAAGTATGTGGACTTCGAGTTCATCTACTATGACGGCGTAAACCGACATGAAACTGTTCTCCGATATGATCCGGTCAACAATAAATGGCAGTATGAAAATAGTGCCGGAGCCTTCGTTGACGTTTCTAGCGGAGCTCAAAGCCTGAGAGAGTTAGCGTATCATCATATTGTTCTTACAGTAGATTTCAGCGCGGACAAATACGGATATTTAATCTGTGACAACAAGATCTTCGACCTCCGATCCATCGCCCTCCACGCAACAGCTGACAGCACGAAGGTGTCCGGGAAATTCAAGTATAAGACGGCGACTGCGACTGGAACATTCTCCGCTGAAGCCTACTTGGACGAGATCAAGGTTGTTGAAGTGGCTACGGCTTGAGCCTCTATGCTCCGACGCGGAAGATCGAATACTCAGCGACCGGAACCTCGTGGACAGATATTTCAGACGATGTTCTCGAATTCGATGTTTGGCTTAGAGACCTCGCTGCAGGAATGAGCGAGTTCACGGTGACGCTGGACAATAAGGATGGGAAATACAGTAAGTCTGGAGGAATCTTTCCAGCTTTCGGAACCGAAGCAGGCTTCCACTATTATAAGCGTATTGCAGTGAACAATGCTTATCTAATCGCTGGCAGGATCGCCTATCTCGAACCGTTCCTGCAAGATAAGGATCTCTGCAAAATTCAGGGAAGATGCCTAGGCCATGAGCTTACACGCCTTCTAATTCAAGATCAATGGAGAGATCAGAAAGCTGACGACGTGATCGATGATGCGCTTGCCAAAGCGATAAAAGGAGGAACCGTCGATGTCACCTATGCTTCTCCTTCATCAGCGCCTAAGGTCAGCATCGACGCTATGCAGAATCCACGCTACCTGAACGATCTGATCCGTGAGATCTGCGAACTCACCGACTACGCCGCCTTCGTCAAGACGCAAGCCGCCCTGACGCAGGGCACCCTTCTATTCTTCCCGAAGAATGACGCTTCGAAACGTCACTCAACAGTTCTGAAGAATGTGCTTTACGCCTCAGATAATAATGTTGTAACATTCCGTCTGCCAAGAAGCATCGATGAATCGAAGAACTGGTGTTTCTTTGGAGGGAGGATGAGCCACTATGAGCCGCCGGACATGGATAAATGGACGGAGTCGACGAAAGGCTGGTATAGCAAGAACGGAATCACAAACATTCTATTGAGCAACAGGGTCGCGCCTATACTTGGAATCGGAGGCGAGAACACAAGCAAATTTTCAATTCTCGGAACAACCTACTCCAAAGAAGGACCTTGGCTTCGATTCTCTATCGTAGATCTGCTTGGAGAAAATTTCAGCTGTACAACTCGAAGCGCTGACAACCTCCATTTCTGGTACGCTGTACATCCGGGCATAGAGAAGACAGGCCTATACGCAGTCAGCCCGAAAATCTTTCTTCAGGATGCTGATGGAAACAGAATCTACCGTTTCATGGATCTCATAGGCGGCATCGATGCGGATTGGTGGTCTGGTTGGATATGGTGGGCGCTCTACGGCGGTTGGAGAGAATACACGGCTCCGATCGGTTGGTCAATGGGAATCTACGATGCCCTTAACCCTGACCCCGAGATGGCTCGCGACTGGTATTTCGACACAGGTTTCCATAGCTTCAATTGGGATCAAATTCGTTTCATAGAGTTTCAAGATTGGAATAGCAAGCCATCGCAGCAGCAGAACTTCCTTTGGATCGACGGCTTATGCTTCCATCAATCCTATACGCCGAGCTGTGTCGCGAAGAATCTGGAAAGCATAGAGAGATACGGAGCGAGGATGGAGCGGCCTACCACAGTTGACTTCGTCTCCTATGGGGACTTGAAGGCATGGGCTGACCCCGTTATAGCTGCTATGAGTAAGCCTACCCTTCTCTTAGACGTGGTTGCGAAGCTTGATCCTGCCAGCGAGGTCCTCTATCCAGCCTACTCGATTTCAGTCAATATTCCGAGGCTTGGCATAACGCCTGGGTCGCCTTACTTCCGTATCCTTGAGATTCACTATCATTGGTCCAATCAAGGATTCGACACGGAGTTAAGTCTAATACCCTCAACGGTGGCCTAGGATGCCGGATTACACGAAGTCGTGGAGTCGCAAGCAGTGGACTCGGAGAACAGAAGGAATCTTCAAGAACATTATCGATGCCCTACGCGAAGGTAGGGCGCTTCCCAAAGGCTTCATCATGCCGACCAACCCCGTGCCTGAAGGATTCGAACTTATCGTGGACCCGGCTGAGTATACGGCGCCTAAAGGAATCGCTGTCACGAAGGTTTTCTCAGTCTGCATTCATTCAAAGCAGAATTGGGCTGGCACTGTCACGCTTTCGCAATCAAACAATCTATGTTCCGGGGCTTCAGTCTCCATAGACGATACAACCGTCGAGGTTTCAGCTGAAACGCCTAAGAACTGCACCTATATGCGCCTCAGTCTCCCATCGAACTGCGAGGCTGGCGTATACAAGATAACTGTTACGGGCGTATCTGGCTCAATTACGGAAAGCGCCGCGGTCTTAGTAGGTGTTGGAGTTCCTCCTGATGGCACAGATGGAGAGATACCGAAACCTTGCACGAGCGACGCTGACTGCAAGAAGTATGGAGACGACTGGTGGTGTGTAGACGGTGAATGCTTGAAGGCTTGCGGAACCGCGCAAGCGAATTGCAACAGCGACTATTGCGCTCAAGACGAGAAATGCGTCTGGGATGCAGCGTCCGGCAAATGCCTTTGCAAACGGAAGGGCCTCACCCTCGCATGTTCAGGTAAGATTCTAGTCGAAACGGGATCGGGTAAAACAGCTTACGGCAGCATAGTGATCACCAGCCTAAACGGATTCGAGGGAACTGGCAACATCATACTTTACGACGCTCAGCAACCGGACCAAGCGCCAAGCGACTGCATCACCGCATGGATGAAGTACGGCGCTCAATCGGGAAATATTCTGCCTATAACGCTCCCAGCGGACGGACAAGTAGCGATCTCCGTTGTTGTCAGCTCAAGTTGCGTGGAAGAAGGCGTTCATTATTTTGGCGTGGAGATTGAGATCGGCGGCAAAACGGCTGCCTGCGTGATCGCGGTTGAGGTTAAGTCAACAGGATTCTGGTACATCTCTGGCGTCGTAGAAGGAGACGAGCAGCTCTGTACAATAAACAATAATTGCCCACCATTCTCGGGAGGCTGCACGCAGAATGGCGCCCACTGCAACGACGACTGCGTCGTCTGCATAGGGGCACCTGCCAAAGCCATATTGAAATCTATTGGTTTCACAGGAACAGTGCAGTTCACCGCGTCGGCATCTCCGAAATGCTGTCAATTCTCAATAGAGAATATTCCTGGATCCTGCTCTCCTGCGCAACCAACATGTGCTGGCCGAGTTTGTAGTGTTGAGTTCACGCCGGGCGAAGTAGGAGGCGTTACAGCGCACGCAGATTTCTTGGTTCAAGGCGGAGGCAATAATCCTCCGAGATGTCAAGGCGGCTCCTGCCCTGAATATTCTCTCGCTGTCACGTTTGAGGGGTCCGGCGGAGGCATAGCGCAGTCTGTGACCGTTCTTTATCATCTGAGATGTAGAAAGGTGTAAGCTGATGCCGTGTAAAGACTGCCCAGATGAAGCCAACAAGAAAGCTGAGCAGAAGCCATGCGATCGCATTCCAGACCCTGATCTATGTAGGATATGGGAGATTCTCGCAGAGGTCGATCAAGCTCGCGTTCACTTTCAGAAACATCTGGAGTTGGCTACATGTAAACGATGCAAAGATATCGCAGCGGAAATCCTAGCCATTCTCGACATTTACAGCCGGATGCTCAGTAACGCTGAAAACTATAAGCTGGAGAAAGCTAGGCTAACCGCGAAGCTTCAGGCTCTTGCAAAATCACTTGATTCTGAATTCCCTAAGCGCGAGGAGACCGGAAACACATGA